TATTAAGACCACAAGTAGGAAAGCTTTATCTATTCCCAAGCTGGTTGCAACACATGGTTTACCCCTTTCAGGGTAAAGGTGAAAGAAGAACAGTAGCAGCTAATTTAAATTGTTGGGATATGCAGGAGGCAGCTTGATGCCAAGAACAACTTTAAACCAAGTAGCAACCGATTTAGCAAAACATCAAGCTGTTTCTACAGAAAGATGGTTAGAAATATTAAATCGTGTTAAAAGAATAGAAGTGTTTATTGTTACAACATTAGTCACATTATTACTAACAATAGGCAGTATTTTAAAAGATCAACTTTTTTAAAGGAGATTAATATGTTTTGGACAATTTTAAATATAGTCGTTTGGATAATAGCTATTGCATCACTGCTTTCGGCAATATCCCCAATTACAAAAACAACAAAAGATGATGCTTTTGTTAAGAAAATTTTTGGTAAATTGCAATCAGTTATAGATATTTGCGCACTTAATGTGGGTAAAGTAAAAAAGCGTTTTAAAGAATAATGCAAAATGTCTTTACAAAAATTCATACTCAAACCCGGAATTAATAAAGAAGGAACTGACTATTCGAACAAAGGAGGTTGGTTCGATTCTAATTTAATTCGTTTTCGTAAAGGTCTTCCTGAAAAAATAGGAGGATGGGCGAAAAATACCAATAATTCTTTTCAATCAACTTGCAGAGCATTACACGCTTGGGTAGACCTAGAAATAACACGTTATTTAGGATTAGGAACAACATGGAAGTATTATGTAAAACAAGGTGGAACGTATAACGATATAACACCTGTAAGGAAAACATCTACCAATAGTATTACTTTTGCAGCTACTAATGGTTCTTCTACTATAACAGCTACTGATTCATCACACGGCGCAGTAACAAATGATTTTGTAACTATATCAGGTGCAGTATCGTTAGGCGGTGTGGTAACTGCTGCGGTTTTAAATCAAGAATATCAAATAACAAGTGTTCCTAGTGCTAATACATACACATTTGTAGCTAAAGATACGTCTGGCGATGAAGTTACAGCAAATAGCAGTGACTCAGGTAATGGAGGGTCTGGTGTTG